ACTTTTTACTTATTAGACGAATATTTTGATTCTGAACGAACAACTGAACAACATGCAATGGAGATTCGCAAACTTGTAGACAAATGGAATATAGATTATATCTATATCGACTCTGCTGCTCAACAAACACGTTTTGACTTTGCGCAAAATTACGATATTACTACTATCAATGCAAAGAAATCTGTTTTAGATGGTATAGGACACGTTGCTGGTATAGTAGATAACGATAAATTATTTGTTCATCAAAGATGTAACGAATCATTAACTTGTTTAGACCAATATCAGTGGGATCCCAACCCTAATTTATTAAGAGAAAAACCTAAACATAACTATGCCTCTCACATGGCAGACGCTATTCGCTACGCGTTATACTCATTCGAGACAAGTGTCACATCATTCTAATTACCCCATCGCAAAAATAGTTCTTGACAGAAGCTCAAATATTTGGTACAATTCTTGTATAGAAGTGGATATATGGATTTAAAAAGAGATTTAGTAAAGTATGTTAGAGACAAAGCCAAGTCTAAATATAAAAAAGAAACGCAGTGTTTTATTTGCGGAGGTCAAGAAAAATTAGACTTTCACCACTTTTATGGCTTAACCGAATTATTAGAGACATGGTTACGAAAAAACAAGATAACCATAGAAAGTGAAGCAGACATATTAGCTTTACGCGAAAGATTTATAGAAGAAGAAAACAAAAAAGTTTATGACCATGCTGTTACATTATGTCATGAACATCACTTAAGATTACATAGTATATACGGCAAACGACCTAAACTTATAACAGCAAAGAAACAACAACATTGGGTCAAAGTTCAGAGAGATAAATATGGCATGGTATGATTTTATAACTGGTGGTAACAAAGATACGGAGGAGAAACTTAATCCTGCGCAATATGTTATATCCAGAGACCAAGGCTTAGAAGTTGGTACACGAGAAGTAGTAACTAACTATAAAAATGCTTACGAACAACTAGAGGTAGTTAACCGTGGAGTCAACATGATAGTGGACGACGTAGCGGAGATACCATTAGATGTTGGAGAATCAATACTAGGTACTACTCCGATTGTAAAGAATGTAAGAAGAAGTAGAGTTGATTTACTACTTAATAAAGAACCAAATCCTTTCCAGGATGTGAGTTCTTTTAAAAGAAACCTTATTATTGATTTACTAATTGACGGTAATATTTTTGTTTATTTTGATGGAGCACATTTATACCATCTACCAGCTGATCACGTTACAATACACACAGACGATAATACGTTTGTAGAGAAATATACTTACGACCATAGTATAGACTACAAACCAAGTGAGATTATCCATATTAAAGAAAACAGTTTCAATTCTATTTATAGAGGAGTACCGAGACTAAAACCAGCTTTCAGAACTATGCAGTTACTTGGAAGTATGAGAAGGTTTCAGGATAACTTCTTTAAAAATGGAGCAGTACCAGGATTGGTACTGAAGTCACCAAACACACTTTCTGAGAAAATTAAAGAAAGAATGTTACAGGCCTGGGTTGCTAGATACAATCCACAGTCTGGCGGAAGAAGACCATTATTTTTAGATGGTGGTTTAGAAGTCGAAAATTTAACTGAAGTAAACTTCAAGAATTTAGACTTCCAAGATGGAATAGCTACAAACGAAAAGATAATTCTTAAATGTTTAGGTATTCCACCAATTTTATTGGATAGTGGCAACAATGCAAATTTACGCCCTAATCACCGTTTATACTATTTAGAAACCATAATGCCAATTATTAATAAAATTGCTTATGCTTTCGAGAGATACTTCGGGTTTAAACTAGATGAAGAAGTTTCAGGTATTCCTGCACTTCAACCAGAGCTAAGAGACCAGGCAGCTTATTATGCTACTCTTGTAAATACAGGCATCTTAACACCGAACGAAGCAAGGGAGGCTCTTAGATTTGAGGAGATTGACGGATTCGATCAACTCAGAGTTCCTGCGAATATCGCAGGCTCTGCAACCAACCCCGAACAAGGAGGCAGGCCAGAAGAGGCAGCCCCAAGCGAACAGGAAAACTAAATATGACAAAAGATATGCAATTAAAAGCCCTGTCAAAGTTCTTCGCAAGCAAAGGCGTCGTAACTATGGACTTGGCAGAATACAAAGCAGTCGGAAATGATGTGCCTTTAAAAGACTTTATGCTTAGAAGAGCATTTGGCTCTTGGAATAGAGTACTTTCCGCACAAAACAACAGATATCCAGTTGTCCTAGCAGAACCTAAAAAAGTTGCACCTAAACCTGCACCTAAAAAGGTTGTGAAGAAGGAGAAAAAGGATGTCAAATAAAATTTATCACTGGACGAGTACTTTTAAATCATTAGGCGAAACCGACGATGGTGGAATAAACATCAAAGGTTCTGCAAGTACAAATGCACTAGATAGAGCTGGAGATATAATCGAAAGCGATGCATGGACTAAAGGTGGATTGGAGAATTTTAAAAACAATCCAATTATACTTTTTAACCATGATTATAACAAACCTATCGGTAGAGCAACGGATTTACAAGTCACAGACAAAGGTTTAGAGATAACTGCAAAGATATCAAAAGCCGCAGGTGACATTACTCATTTGGTGAAAGATGGTGTCCTCGGAGCATTTTCAGTTGGATTCAGATGTAAAGACTCTGAATATATGACTGATACCGACGGGTACAAAATAAAAGACGCGGAACTATTTGAAGTGTCTGTAGTGTCAGTACCTTGCAATCAAGGGGCAACCTTTGGATTAGCAAAGTCATTTGACAGTATGGAAGAATACAGAAAGTACCAAAAACAAATATTACAGGCTAACTCAACTGCACCAGCAGATGCTGTTAAAATTGAGCAGCCAAGCGAGGAGAAATCCTCATCAACGGAGACTGATATGTCAGAAGAAAGAAAATCTCCTGAAACTTCAATCGATCTTGAAGCATTCGCAAAGAAGGTTGCAGAAGATACTGCAGCTAAAATTGCTATGAAACAAGCCGAACAGAAGGCAGCGGACGAAAAAGCGCAAACAGAAGCGGCTGAAAAGCAAGCTGAAGTTGAAGCTAATGAAAAAGCTGTTCAAGAAGCAAAGGAAATTGAAACAAAAACTATAGTGGAAGCTGGTTTGACAGGAGCTGAAAGGCTAATGAACGACCTAGAAACTAGAGTCAATGAAAAACAAGAAGACTTAAAATCAGTAGTCGATAGCCTAGAAAAGCAACTCGCTGAGAAATCAGAAGAAATCATGAATATTCGTGAATCTAAAAGAGTTTTTGCTAATAGAAATGGTAACGGCGACTGGAAGAAAGACTTTGAACAAGATGTTATGGATGCAAAATTTGCTGGTTTAGCGACTGGTAGAGGTTGGGATACAGACTACTCTAAGTCATTAATGGAAAAAGTTAATGCACAAGCAGGTGTAGAAGTATCTTCAGCTAACTTTGAACAGTTAGTATCAACATCAATTGAAAGAGATATCCAAAATGAGCTAGTATTAGCCCCATTATTTAGAGAAATTCAAATGAATTCCGCTAATATGGTTATCCCAGTATTACCAGACGCTGGTTATGCTGAATTTACATCAGCACAAACAGCTGGTGGAAGTAATCCAAAAGGAAACTTAGAAGCTAGAGGTGCCGCTTTAGGTGCTAATAATGGTGTTGACTTAACAGAAATCACCCTATCAACCAAAAAGCTTATTTCACAATCTTACTTAGGTAACGAAACTGAAGAAGATGCAATCATGCCGATTCTCCCTTTAATTAGAGAGTCAATGGTAAGAGCTCATGCAAGAGGTATCGAGAACGCCCTTTTAGCAGGAGACAATGCTGAAGGTGTATATGGTACATCAGCAGCTTCATTTGAAGGTTTGATTGAACATGCTAAAAACGGAGACGGTAATGTTGAATACAATACTGTAGACGTTGGTGGTGGTTCAGGTGGAATATTCGCATCAGGCGATGCTTTAACTGCAGCAGATCTATTAGGTCTAAGAAAGAATATGGGCAAATATGGTGTTAATCCATCAGAAGTTGTTTATCTTGTTTCACAAGATGGTTACTACAACCTACTTGAAGATGCAGAGTTCCAAGACGCTAACCTAGTTGGCGACATGGCTACTAAACTAAGTGGTGAAATCGGACAAGTATTTGGCTCAAGAGTCATTTTATGTGACGAATTTGCTTCTAAAGCAGCAACAAAAACTGGTGCTATCGCAGTATACCCAAGAAACTTTGTAATGCCTAGATTAAGAGGCGTAACAATAGAATCTGACTACGAAGTAGCGAACCAAAGAAGAGTACTAGTAGCTTCACAAAGATTAGGCTTTGCCCAATTAATTGAGAATGCTCATTGTGTACACGGATGGAAATACGCAGCAGCTAGTTAATAGCTAATTACAGGTTTTCGGTGGGTTTCCTTAAAACCCACCCTTTTTAACTATGGCAGACTTAATAACAGTAAACGAATACAAAGACGCAGAAGGCCTTCGAGGGGAGAAGGATGATGATCGTTTAAATGTTATAGTACCTCAGGTATCTGATTTAGTTAAGAAGTATTGCGGAACAAGTTTCGTAGATTTTTATAGTACAGACAAAGTTGAAACTTTTACAATTGAAGATAACTT